GAAGCAAAAAGCCCTGCGCGGGCGCGAAGGGGGTGTGGTTGTGCCCAAAAAGGCAGAGAAGACCCGAGAAAGCCGGATCAAGTCCGAGCTGCGCAAACTGAAGACCGCGTTCAACTCGTTGCCGGATGAAAAGCAGTCCTTGGTGGTACCGATGCTGGAGCAGCTGGCCTTCCTCCACGTGATGATGACGGATCTGAGCGCGGAAATCGCTGCCGCCGGCTGCGACGAGGAATACAAAAACGGCGAAAACCAGTTCGGGCGCAAAGTGAGCGCACAGCTTCAGGCCTACAACGGTATGGCCAAGACCTTCGGGAGCTTGTCTGAACGCCTGGACAGGATGGTCCCCCAGGATCGTAAGACAGCTGATTTGTTTGCCGCCTTGGACGATGATTAACTACATCGCAGACTATCTCGCGGCCATCGAGTCCGGCCGGGAAACCGTCGGGCAGTGGATCCGCCTCTGGTATGCCCAGGTGATCCGGGGTATCGCGGAGGGACGCTATGTCTATAGTGAAAAGCATGCCCGCCGTGCGATCCGTTATATAGAGGCCTATTGCCGGCACCATGAGGGGCCGAGGGCTCCGGGAAAAATCGTCCTGGAACTCTGGGAGAAAGCCCTGGTCTCCGTCATCTTCGGCATCCTGGATCGCGACGGACTCCGCCAATTCCGTGAGGTCGTTATCGTCATCGCCCGGAAGGCGGGAAAGACCTTACTGGCTGCGGCCATTGCCAGCTATATGACCTTCGCCGACGGTGAGTACGGTGCCAGGACGTATTTTGCTGCCCCAAAACTGGGACAGGCCCAGCTCTGCTATGACGCCTTCATTCAGATGGTCCAGACGGATCCTCAGCTCAGCGCTATGGCGAAAAAACGCCGTTCCGACGTCTATATCCCGGAAACCAACAGTTCTGCGCAGCCGATCGCCTTCTCCGCCAAGAAGTCCGACGGTCTCAATCTGTCGCTGGGCGTATGCGATGAATTCGCATCCTGGTCCGGCGATGCGGGCTTGAAATTCTACGAGGTTTTAAAGTCCTCCATGGGAGCCAGGCGGCAGCCGCTGCTTCTATCGATCTCCACCGCCGGCTACGTAAATGACGGCGTATATGATGAGCTGATGAAACGCTGTACCGCCGTGCTGCTCGGGTCATCCCAGGAATCGAGGCTCGCGCCGTTTCTCTACTTGGTCGATGACGGCGAGAAATGGGATGATTTCACGGAGCTGCGCAAGGCAAATCCGAATCTGGGCGTCTCGGTCAGTGAGGACTATATGCGGGAGGAAATCGCCATCGCCCGCGGCAGTCTGTCCAAACTCGCAGAGTTCAAGACCAAGTATTGCAACATCAAGCAGAGCTCCAGCGTTGCCTGGCTGCCGGCCGACGTCGTGAACGACGCCTTCGGCCCGGAGCTGCGGCTGGAGGACTTCCGCAACTGCTATTGTGTCGGGGGAATCGATCTCAGCAGAACGACAGATCTCACTTCCTGCTGCATCGTTGTCGAGCGGAACGGTGTGCTCTATGTGATCTCTAAATTTTTCATGCCGGCATCCCGGCTGGAGACCGCTTCGGCGGAGGACGGCATGCCTTACGATATCTACCGGCGTCAGGGGATTCTTCAGCTCAGCGGGGAGAATTACGTGGACTATCGCGATTGTTATGAGTGGTTCCGTTCCCTTGTTCGGGACTACAAGATCTACCCGCTGAAGGTCGGCTATGACCGGTATTCAGCCACTTATCTGATCGACGACCTCCGGAGGGACGGTTATCATATGGACGATGTTTACCAGGGATACAACCTGTCTCCGGTTATTCGAGAGGTGGAAGGCTTGCTCAAGGATCGAAGAGTGAATATCGGCGGGAACAACCTGCTCAAGGCTCACCTGCTGAATACTGCTTTAAAACAGGATTTTGAGACGCAGAAGGTCAAGATCGTGAAGCTGGGCACGCGCACCCGCATCGATGGGACTGCGGCCCTCCTGGACGCCATGACCGTTCGCCAGAAGTGGTGGTCAGAGATCGGTCATCAGTTAAAGAACGAGAAACGAGGTGCATAGTGGGCCTTTTTGAGAAGATTTTCCGGCCGCGTGAAGCGGAAAAGTCCCGCCGGGCGCTATATAAAGGGCTCGCGAATTTTGCGGCGCTGACGGCGTATCAGCCGCAGTTTACCACCTGGAATGGCGCTTTATATGAAAACGCGCTGATCCGCGCGGCCATTGACGCCACGGCCCGGCATGTCAGCAAGCTTAAAGTCGAGGTGCGGGGATCCGCGCAGCCGTCGCTGCAGACACATCTCCGGCAGGGCCCAAATCAGTGGCAGACTTGGAGCCAGTTCCTTTATCGGACCTCCACGATCTTGGACTGCAACAATACCGCCTTCATCGTTCCGGTCTTCGATGCGGACATGGAGATCACCGGATATTATCCGGTGTTGCCGATGAGCTGCAATATCCTGGAATATGCCGGAGAACTGTGGCTTCGCTATCAGTTCTCTTCCGGGCAGATCGGCGCCGTGGAAATGCGGAAATGCGCAGTACTGACCAGGTATCAGTACAAGGATGATTTCTTTGGATCCTCCAACCATGCCCTGGATGAGACCATGGATCTAATTCATATGCAGCATCAGGGTATCAAGGAAGCTGTCAAAAACTCTTCGACGTACCGGTTTATGGCGCGCCTGAATAATTTTGCCGCACCGGAGGACCTGGCGGAAGAACGCCAGCGCTTCACCCGGAAGAACCTCTCCGCTGATGCGGAGGCCAATAACGGCGTGCTGTTGTTTCCCAATACCTATGAGGATATTCAGCAACTCACTGCCAAGGCCTACGACGTGGACGCGGCGCAGTTGGAGCTGATCCAGACCAATATCTACAACTACTTCGGCGTCAATGAGGACGTTCTTCAGAATAAGGCCTACGGCGATAAGTGGTCGGCATTTTATGAGGGGCGGATCGAGGCATTTTCGATCCAGTTCTCCGAGGCGATGACGGCGGCAATGTTCTCTCCACGAGAACGGGCCAATGGCAATCTGCTCATGGCCACCAGCAATCGCCTGCAGTATCTCAGCAATGCAGACAAGCTCAGCGTCTCTTCCCAGATGGCGGATCGGGGTATCATGACCCGCAATGAGATCCGTGAAATTTGGAACCTGCCGCCGGTGACCGGCGGCGACGTCCCTACGATCCGTGGGGAATATTACCTGCTTGGTGCCGATGGCAGCGTGACCCGGCGCCAGGACGATTTGACAGGAGGTCTCAATAATGCCGATTCGGGTACCTGAGCGGGAATACCGTGATTTTGCGTCCATCGCTGCGGCGGCGGAGGATCAGATGATCGTTACCGGCTACGCAACAGTGTTTGACACGCCATACGTGCTGTATGAGGATGAGGAGCTGCGCATCCTTGAGCTCGTGCATCATGATGCCTTCCGTGATGCTGATCTCAGCGACGTGATCATGCAGTACAACCACGAGGGCAGAGTGTTCGCCCGTAACCGCAACAATACCCTGACCGTTCGGCCGGACGGGAAAGGATTGTATATGGAAGCTGCGCTTGGCGGCACAGATCTGGGCCGCGGTCTTTACCAGGAGATCCGCGGAGGCTACACCGACAAAATGTCCTATGGCTATGCCATTGGTGTGGTGGAGTGGGAAGAGATCCGGGAAGGCTCGCTTCTCATTTCTACCCGTACGGTGCGGTCTATCAAAAAGGTCTATGACGTGAGTGCAGTTTCCATCCCGGCCAATTCCGCGACAAGCATCTCGGTGCGGTCTTTGGCGGACGGAGTGATTGCCGAAGTGCAGGCGGAGCGCCTGAAAGCAACTGAGCTTGCCTTGCGGCGGAAACGGCTGGAACTGCAAACAAAAATTTTGAGAGGAGTAAAATAATGTACATTGAAGAAATGACCATGCAGGAGGTGGAGACCCGCATCTCCGCCATCGCTGGCGAAATCGCCACCGCCGACGCGGACCAGCTCACCGCGCTGGAGAACGAGCTGACCCAGCTGGAGGAGCGCCGGCTGGCTCTGCGCCGGGAGCGTATGACCTCTGCGGCCAATGCTGCCGCTGTTCGGAACGGTGCCGGCACGCCTGTCGCCGGCTCCCCGGAGGAGACCCGCAGCATTGTGCCGAATCCCCTGGAAGTCCGCAACAGTCCCGCCTATATCAACGCCTTCGCCAACTACATCAAGACCGGCAGCGATCGGGAGTGCCGGGCGCTGCTCACTACCAACGTTGAGGATGGCCAGGTCCCCGTGCCGGAGATCGTGGAAGGCTATATCCGCACGGCTTGGGAGCGGAACGACCTGACCCAGCTCGTGCGCCGCGTGAGCGTCCGCGGGAACCTGAAGATCGGCTTTGAGCTGAGCGCCACCGGCGCCTCTGTCCATATCGAAGGCAGCGAAGCGCCGGACGAAGAGGTGATCACCCTCGGTACTGTCCTTATCGTGCCGGAGAGTCTCAAGAAGTGGATCACCATTTCTGACGAGGCCATGGATATGGGCGGGGAGGAGTTCCTGGCTTATATCTATGATGAAATCACCTACAGGATTGCGCAGCTGGCATCCCAGAAGATCCTCGACCTTATTGTAGCTGCCCCCGAGACGTCCACCGCCAACGCAGTGGGCCAGCCTCTTCTGGCTATGGATCCTGCTATGGGCACTGTCGCTACGGCGCTGTCGCTGCTTTCCGACACCGCGTCCAATCCTGTGGTGATCATGAACCGCCGCACCTATGCCCAGTTTAAGGTCGCCCAGGCCGCGAACAACTACGCTTACGATCCCTTTGAGGGCCTGACGGTGCTGTATAACAACAGCCTGCCCGCCTTCAGTGGTGATCTGGAGGAGGATGACGTCTATATGATCGTCGGTGACCTCTATCAGGGCGTTGTGGCCAACTTCCCCCGTGGGAATACCATCACGGTGAAGCGCGATGATCTGTCTCTTGCGGAGATGGATCTGGTGAAGTTCGTGGGACGGCAGTATGTGGGCCTCGGCATTGTTACGCCGAATGCCCTGGTGCGGGTGGCTCCCGCTGCCGCCGTAGATGGAGGCGAGTAAATGCTGTCCGGTCTGATGTGTCCGATCCGGACACATCAGACCGACAGGGGAAGGAGGATCTGGGTTGCTTGAAAAGGTAAAACTTGCTCTGCGAATTAAGACGGATGCCTTCGATGATGAGCTTGAGGACTTAATAGCCGCCGGCGTGAGGGATCTTGGTATAGCGGGGCTGCTTGACAGTGTCCTGGTTGAACCGGTTGCGGATCCTCTGATCATTCGCGTTGTCGTCACCTACTGCAAGCTGCATTTCGGTGAGCCGGACGACCCGGAACGGCTGCAGCGGAGCTACGACGCACAGAAGGCTCAGCTTATGAGCGCTACTGGCTACACCGACTGGGGGAAAGACTGATGGACCGATCCGATGTCGTTGAGCTGCTGTCTGTGACCAAAACGCAGGATGCGCTTGGCGTGTGGCGGGAGACCGTTGGCAGCCGGCAGGTGTTCTGCCAGGTGGATTCGGTCACGCGGGCGGAGTTTTTCGAGGGCGGCCGGAACGGGCTGAATCCGGAGTACAGGATCACCCTTTTCTTTGCTGATTATGCCGGGGAAACGATGCTGCGGTACGGAAGCCAGACCTATGTCATATACCGGACCTATCACGGCCGCAATGACACCCTGGAGCTCTATGTGGAGCGGAAAGGAGGAACCAATGGCAAAACGAGTGACAGTTGATGATCTCGCTGTAGAGATCCAATCCGTGTTGTATGAGTATGGGGTGGAAACGGCCCATAATGTCGCGGAAGCTGTCACCCGTGTGGCTAAAGCAGGCGCGCAGGCCGTCGCCACAGCAGCTCGGGACACCTTTAAGGGGAGCGGCGAGTATGCCAAAGGTTGGACGTCTAAAGTTACGGAAAACCGCCTCAAAACGGAAGCGGTGATCTATAACAAGTCCAAGCCCGGCATTGCGCACCTCCTGGAACATGGCCACGTCTCCAGAAACGGGACAGGCCGCACCTTCGGGCGTGTCCCCGCCTACCCGCATGTTGGGCCGGTTGAAGAAGAGATCGCCGTCGCGTTCGAGAAAGAGGTGAAAGCAGCTCTATGACCTACAAGGATGTGGCGACCATGATCGGCAGCCTCAAGCTGCCTTATGCCTACTACCAGTTCCCGGATGGGACGGAGCAGGAGCCGCCGTTTATCTGCTTCCTGTACACCGACTCCGACGACTTCTACGCTGATGGCCTCAACTTCCAGGCAATCCGGCCCCTGGTGATCGAGCTCTACACTGACAACAAGGACTTTTCCTTGGAAGCCCAGATGGAGGCCTGCTTGCTTGCTCACGGGCTCGCCTATGAGAAAACCGAAACCTATATCGACGTGGAGCGGATGTTCCAGATCTCTTATAGCGTCGAAATCGTTATTACGGAGGATGAAAATGGAAAAAGTACAGTTCAATATCAGTAATGTACACTACGCCAAAATGACACCGGCAGAAACGCCTTCTGCTGCACCTACATACGCCGCGCCGATTCATGTGCCGGGGGCGGTCAATCTGAGTCTCGATCAGTCGGGGGACGTTGAGGAGTTCTATGCCGACGGTATCCGCTACTATGTCAGCCAGACTAACAACGGCTATTCCGGCGACCTGGAGATGGCGCTTTTCCCGCAGCAGATGTTGGTGGATATATGGAATTTTGTCCTTGAAGCTACCGATAAGGTCTTGCTTGAGTACAGCACCGGGGAGCCGGCGGCCTTCGCGCTGCTTTTCCAGATCGATAATGATGAGACCAATAGCCGGTTTTGCCTGTACAACTGCAAGGGCACGAAGCCCGGGATCTCGTCCACCACAAACACTACTACAAAAACGCCGCAGACGCAGACCAGCACGATCACGGCATCTCCGCGGGAGGACAATCATCTAATTGCGGCCCGGACCACATCGTCCACGAGCGCTCAGATTAAAGCGGCTTGGTTCGATGCCGTGTACTCTCCGCCTGCTGCTGAGGATGATCCGGAAGGTGCTGAGGAGGGCTAACAGTGCAAACTACGGTCACGATTGGCGGCCGCGTTCTTCGCGTGCGGGCTACAGCCCGCACGCCGTTTGAATACCGCGAGTTTTTCTTTGCAGACTTAATCGACGATATGCATCGGGTATGCTCCGGGGCAGCCGGCGCGGAAACAATAGAAGTCATCGAGCGCTTCCTTTGGCTCTGCGCAAAAAATGCCGGAGAGCGTGTCCACCAGGAGCTCCCCGTGGATGAGGCGCTTCCTGCTTGGCTCGATGAGTTCGACAATATGTATGCCATGTACAAGCTGCTCCCGGAGGTCATCGCCATGTGGCAGGAGGAAACCGGAATCTCCTCCACAGCTAAAAAAAAAGACGGGCAACCGTAAGAGAATATAACGGGGCGCAGTATATGCTCCGCTGCGTCCAGATGGGCGTCTCCTGGGAGATGCTGGATCATCTGGATATTGGAACGATCTACGATATGGGGATCGAAGCCGCGAATGACCGGGAGGAGTACCCTCTTAAAGCGACAAGAGCCGATATCGAGCAGTTTTTTGGAAAGTATTAAGGAGCGCGCATGCCTGATCGTGTGAAAGGTATAACGATAGAGCTTAACGGCGACGTTACGCCGCTGAATAAAGCCCTATCGTCTGCCAATAAAGAAATAAAAAATACCCAAACGGCGCTGAAGGACGTGGAAAAGCTTCTGAAGCTGGATCCCAAGAACGTGCAGCTCCTGGAACAGCGCCAGCGTCTCCTTGCCCAGGCGGTTGAGGAGACGAAAAAGAAGCTTGAGACGCTGAAGGAGGCCGAGAAGCAGGCCCAGCAGCAGTTTGCGAAAGGCGAAATCTCTCAAGAGCAGTATGAAGCGCTGCAGCGGGAGATCATCGCCACTGAGCAGCAGCTGCAGAGCCTTGAAAAGGCGGCGGCAAACTCCAATGCCCGCCTGCAGCACCTCGCCGCGGTGACACAGGAGATTTCCGATAAAACGGGAGAGTTCGCGGAAAAGACCAAGGGGCTCTCCCTGGCTGCTGCCGGCGTGGTCACAGCGCTGGGCGGAATGGCGCTGAAAGCCGTCACCGCTTCTGACGACCTGAACACGCTGGCCGCGCAGACGGGCTTCTCGACCGACGAGCTGCAGAAAATGCAGTATGCCGCCGACCGGGTGGATGTCTCTATGGAGACGATCACGGGAGCGGCGTCGCGGCTCAAGCGGCAGATGACCTCCACCTCCTCCTCTGTGACCTCCGCATTCCAGCGGCTCGGTGTGTCCGCTTTGGACACAAACGGCAACCTGCGGGACTCCACGGCGGTCTTCTGGGATGTGATCGACGGGCTCTCTCAGATCGAGAATGAGACCGAGCGGGACACCGTCGCAATGGAGCTCTTCGGCAAAAGCGCCGACCAGCTCGCCGGGATCATCGATGACGGCGGTGCATCCTTCCGGGCCCTGGGCAAGGAAGCGGAGAGCATGGGACTGATCCTGTCCCAAAAGACGCTTAACGGTTTGAATGCCGTCAATGACCGGCTCGATCAGCTGAAGGCGCAGGCCCAGGGCGTCATTGCCGTAAACGGCGCAAAAGTGGTCGAGGCATTTCTCCCGCTGATTGAAGACGCGGCAAACGGCCTCGGAAACCTTGCGGAAAGGGTGGCCTCCCTGGACTCCGCGCAGATCAAGTCTATTGCTACGGTCGCGGCAGTAGTAGCCGGGATCTCCCCGGTGGCTGGGCTTATCTCCAACATCAGCGGCGCGGCATCGGGGCTCATGAGCGTGCTCCCTGGCCTCTTTGCGTTAATCTCGGCCCATCCCTTCGGCGCTGCGGCCGTGGCCGTTACGGGCTTGGTGACGGCTATTACCGCTTTTGCAAAAGCCAGCGCAGAAGCGCCGGCCAGCGTGGACTCCCTGACAAAATCCGCGCAGGGCCTTGATAAAGCTATATCAGACGCGAGCGCCACGTATGATACCAACACAGCAGCGATTACTCGAAATTATGAAAAGGGGCAGATCCTGCTGAAGCGCCTGGCAGACCTTGAGACGCAGACTGGGCGGACAGCCCTCGAGGAGCATGAGCGCAATACCATCGTAGCAGAGCTGAACGATCTATATCCGGAGTTGAATCTGTCCATCGACGAAAACACCGGGAATCTCTCTGAAAATGTCTTTATGATCATGGCTCAGACAAAGGCTCTAAAGGACGCGGCTATCCAGCAAGCCCTGCAGGAAAAGTTCAACGCCATTCTCGACGCGATGGCAGACGCACAGGTCGAGGTCTACGAGAATCAGCTTGCCCTGCGCGATGCTACGGATAAATATTCCGACGCCAACGACCGCGCCACTGACCTGGCACGGCAGCTCAAAGAAGCGGAAGACGAGCTGTACACCATCTCCACAAAAAACGCGGAAGCCTACAATGCCGCTGCTGAAAAAGCTGAGGAATTGAGAACGCAGTATGCTATGGCTTCTGCCGATGCGGAGGTCTGGAAAAACGAGGTCGACAAGCTGACGGACGCCATTTCCGTGGGGGAGTCCAAAGTTGCGGAGTACGCTGCAGAGTACGAAACCGCAGTTACTGGAATCTCGTCGATCCTTTCCGGAGCTGGTGAAAGCGCCGGCTCCGCATTCGGAGCCGGCCTTGCGCGCGGTATGGATAACCAGGCCAATAACGTGAGTAAGGCGGCCCAGCGCGCAGCGGCAAAAATGGAGGCTGCGGCAAAGTATCAGCTGGGGATTGCCTCTCCGTCAAAGGTAGCCGCGGAAATCGGCGAATTCTTTGACCTGGGCCTCGTCAAGGGTTTGAAAAATTATGAGCCGCGCGTCTCTGATGCGTCAGAGAGTGTGGCGCAGATCATGACACAGCCCGTTTCCAATGCTTCAAACGTAACCAACAACAGTTCTACCACGCACAACGTGGGCGGCATCAGCGTCACCGTCAACGCCTCCCCGGGGCAGGATGTACAGGAGCTTGCGGAGGCCGTCATGGAGGAGATCCAGGCGGCGGTTGAGCGAGAGGGGGCAGCTCTGTGAGATCTTTTACCTTCAACGGCCACAACTGCATGGAGTATGGGATCGCCTGCTCCGGCGAAGCGACATTTGACGCCCCGGCGCGGGACGTTTCGGCGGTCTCCATCCCCGGCAGAAACGGAGATCTGATCTTCGACAACGGCCGATTTAAGAACATCAATGTTGAATACCCCGCCTTTTTTGTGGGGAACTTCCCCGGCAACGTGGCGGCGGCGCGGGCCTGGCTCCTTGGGCCCCACTCTTACCAGCGCCTAACAGATGATTACCATCCCGGTGAGTTTCGCCTGGGCGTCTACACCGGGGGACTCTCCTTTGAGCCCACCGCCTGGAATCTACATGCCGAGACGGAGATCACGTTTAACTGCAAGCCGCAGCGCTTCCTGGAGGCCGGCGAGCTCACTACATTGATCGTCAATGGCGGCGCCATCACAAATCCGACGGCCTTCGACGCTCTCCCGATCATCTCGATCACGGGCACTGGCGACGCCACGCTGACAATCAACGGGTCCACCATCGCCTTCACCGGGCTGACCGGTGGTGCGATCCTCGATAGCGAGGAGCAGGACGCCTCCTATGGCGGGCTCTCCGTGAACAACTTAATGACCGGAGATTTCCCGGTGCTGATGCCGGGCAGCAATAGCATCTCCTGGACGGGGGGCATCACCTCCGTGGAGATCACGCCGAGGTGGTGGACGATATGATCAGGCTATTCCCGGCAGACGCGGCAGAGTTCTCCACCAACGGCCTCGGCGGGCTGTCTGCAGCCATCTCCTGCCTGATCACCCAGGAGCTCAACGGCGGATATGAGCTTAAAATGACCTATCCGGTCACCGGGATCCGGTATGCGGATATCTCCCTGCGATCGATCATCGTCGCGCCGGTGGATCCCGTGTCTGATCCGCAGCCTTTCCGGGTCTACCGCATCACGAAACCGCTGAACGGTATCATCACGATTTATGCCCGCCATTTGGCCTATGACCTGCAGGGCATTGTGGACGCGCCGTTCTCGGCAAACGACCTGCACGACGCCCTTCTGAATCTCCCGGCATTCGCGGCGACAGGTTGCCCGTTCACATTCGACACGGACAAAACGGTTGCTTCTCCGTTCACGGTGACGAAGCCGGCGGCGATCTGGAACCTGCTTTCCGGACAGGAGGGGAGCCTCCTGGACGTATACGGCGGTGAGTTTGAGTTTAACGCATGGGAGATTTATCTCCACTCGCGGCGCGGCTCTGATCGAGGCGTGACCATCGCCTACGGTAAAAACCTGACGTCCTACCAGCAGGAGCAGAACAACGCCGCAGTTTATACGGGCGTTTATCCCTACTGGGCAAATGAGGACGGCACTGTCACGCTCCCGGAGCAGATCCTTGTCGCAGAGGGAACATACGATTTTACCCGGATCCTGGCGCTGGATCTCAGCGATGAGTTCACGGAGCCGCCCACAGAGGAACAGCTCCGGGCAAGGGCCACGACTTACATGAGCGCCAACCAGATCGGCGTGCCCAAGGTGAGCTGGAAGATCGGCTTTGCGCAACTGGAGCAGAACGTGTCTCAGATCGGCGCGGAGTTCGTGATTGATGCAAACGGGATCCTTTCCGGAGACTTTGGCCTTGATGCCAACAATCTCCTGACCGGCGATTTCCAGCTCAAAGGCAATATCCTTGCCCCGAAGTCTGAGATGGCCGCGAGCATCTTGGTGCTTCTGGGGGACACCGTTCACGTACGTTTCCCTCGGTACCAGGTCACAGCCTCGGCCCGCGTGGTGAGCGTGGTCTGGAACGCCCTCCTGAATCGCTATGATTCTATTACCCTGGGCTCCGTCAAGGCCAACCTGGCGCAGACGATAGCCACCCAGGCTAAAGAGATCGAGGAAAAGCCCTCCACCTCGCAGGTGACGGTTATCGCGGAAATGCTTGCAGAGGGCCTCCTGGGCGCGAATGGCGGGATTGTCCGCCTTCTGGACACCAACGGGGACGGCGCACCTGACGAGCTCTATATCGCGGACAATGCCGACCCTGCCCTGGCTGTGAAGGTCTGGCGGTTCAACTATAACGGCTGGGCGGCCTCTTCGTCCGGCTATGCCGGGCCCTATTCGATGGGCGCGACCCTGGAAGCCGGGCTCCTTGCCGATTTCGTGACCGCAGCGCGGCTTGCTGCCGGCACGATCCAGAGCGCGGACGGTTCCACGTTCTACCTCGATCTGGACAATGGGATCCTCCGCATGGACGCCACCGAGGTCAGCATCGGCGGCCAGGACATGAGCCTGGTCATTTCCGGCTATACGGACCCGCTGCAGATTGATCTCGATGATCTCAAGGCGCACATCGTCGTCGCGCAGGATGGTTCCATGACCTTCATCGGCGCGGAGGGCAATCCGATCACTCTCCGGCTGGTGAATGACCAGCTTGGTATCTATAATGGCGGCACTTTGATTGACAGCTTTGCCGCAGACGGCACAACCACTCAAAATCTGACGATCCCGACCGGAGGCTCGTTCAGCATGGGCAATTTCAAATTTGCCCCAAGAAGCAACGGATCGCTTGATCTGTTGTGGGTCGGGTAAGGAGGGGCTATGGCACAAGGCAAAACAGGCTATGTAGATTTCGCAGCGTCGAGTTTCTACGGCACCCAGACCCTCCGGGTGTACTGGTCGGAGACCTACAGCGGCTCTACCTCCGATGTGAGCATTACCAAGGTGGAGCTGAAAAGCAGCGCCTACTTCGGCCAGAGCTACTACGGTAATCTGCTTATTAAAATCAACGGCGTCACCGCTGTGACGCTGACGGAAAACAACAACAGCGTTTACCTGCCTGGTCAAAACGCTTTCGGGGAAGTCTTGGGTGCGGGCGGCGTCTCAATCACCGGGACGGTCAGCGGAATCGCCCACAACTCGGACGGCAGTAAGAGCGTGGCTATCAGCATCCACACCAACAGCTACGCTCAGGTCGGCCCGCTGTTCTATTCGGCATCTCCCGGCAGCATCGTCTTCACCAATGGGGCCTCGGTCAGCATTGCCTTGACCCGCCTATCGGTCGGCACCCTGAGCCTGACGGCGGGCACGGGCGTGACGGCCTCTGTGACGAGGAGCGGGACGGCCCTCTCCAATGGTGCGGCCCTGTACTACGGCGACGCCCTCACCGTGGCCTGGACGCTGGCCTCCGGCTACATGCTCTCCTCGGCCACGCTGAACGGCTCCGCGATCTCCAGCGGCGCGACGCACACCGTCACCGGGAACGTCACCATCAGCATCAGCGCCACCTATGCGGTCAGCTCGATCGCCACCGGGAACGGCACCTTCGGCGCGGCGCAGACCATCACCGTGACCCGGCACAACAGTGGCTACACCCACACCATTGTGGCAAGCTGCGCGGGCCGGACGCAGACGGTGGCGACCAAGTCCTCCTCCCTGAGTATCAGCTGGACACCCGATCCGGCGATTATGGCCTACATCACCGGAGCCATGAGCGCGAGCTGCACGCTGACCTGTACCACCTACAGCGGCGACACGGCGCTGGGCTCCACCAGCATCACGGTGACGCTGAGTCTGCCGACGAGCGGGGCCTACAGTGTTTTGCCCACGCCCTCTCTCGCTGTGACGGACGCGATGGGCTATGCCGCTACTTATGGCGGATATGTTCAAGGGCAGAGCAGGCTTGCCGTAACGGTGACGGACGGGCTCAAGTACGGCGCGTCTGCCGCCAGCAGGAGCACCACGGCGGCGGGCGGCACCTACACCGCGCCCAGCTTCACTACGGGCGTGATCGGCTCCTCCGGGGCGGTCAGCACCACCGTCCGCGACAGTCGCGGCCAGACGGGGACTGCATCGACTACCGTCACCGTCCTGCCCTATACGGCTCCCGCACTGGTGAGCGTGGGCGTTCACCGCTGTGATAGCACGGGCACGGCGGATGATAACGGCTCCTACTTCTATGCGGATTATTCGGTCGCCATTACCGCGCTGAACAATCTCAACAGCAAGAGCCTTACGATCCGCTATAGGCGTACCGGCGGCGCGTGGACAAGCATATCGGTACCGCTGAGCGCCTACACTCAGAGCGGCACCACGGCCCCCGTGCTGATTGACACGGATTACACCTACACGGTGGAGTTCACGCTGGCGGACGACTTTCTCACGATCAGCCAGACGATGCAGCTCTCCACGACGCCGGCGGTTATGAACTTCCGTGCGGGAGGGACCGGCGTGGCCTTCGGGAAAGCCGCAGAGTATGACGGGACGCTGGAGGTGGCATGGAATCTGGCGCTCTACGGCGCGCAGGATCTCAGCGGCACCGTGGTGGAGTTTTACGCGTCCTCCACCGGAGAGACTGTGACAACCTGTTGGGCCAAGCTGACAGATATCTATGACGCCATGCCGGACCGGAGTGCGAAGCGGGTCTGGGTGGCCAACAACTTCGGCGCGATGCGGGGTATGACCGGCGGCCAGAAGCTGGTGGAGATCATTCGATCCAACGCCAACTACGGCCTGATGATCTGCTACGGATACTGGACAGGCGATCCCATCCTCACCTGCGTCAATAACGCCAACGCCTGGACGAATTTTGTGTAAAGGAGTGACAGCATGATCGGTATAACAGTGGACACCCGGCGGGCACTCTTGCAGCGCACGGAGGTGCTGACAAGCGGCTCCATCGGCATCGAGATCGGATTTTCATTTTCTGCCGATTGGGACGGCCTTGCGAAGATCGCCGTCTTCCGTGCCGGCAGCGTCCAGGTGGACATGGCGCTGACGGAAACCGCGACAGCCGTCCCGTGGGAGGTGCTGGAGCAGCCCGGCGTGGATCTCTTTGTCGGGGTCTACGGCACGGACGGGGAGACGATCGCGATTCCCACGGTTTGGTGCAGGGTGGGACGGATCCTGCCCGGCGCGATGCCCTCTGACGAGGACGCCGAAGACGCCACGCCCTCCGTAGTGGATCAGATCCTTGTCAACTCCACCACCGCCCTCCAGACGGCCCAGCGCACCAAGGAGCGGGTGGATGAGCTGGAGAATCCGTCCTTTAGTTTGGACAGCAACGGCATTTTAAATCTTGTTTGAAAGGGTGATACAGCATGAGTGTAAGAGGTTTTGCGGTCAATGGCTCCACGGAGCAGTATGACTACGACGCGCTTGATAACAAGCCGACGATCCCCACCAAAACCAGCGACCTTGCCAATGACAGCGGATTTGTCAATGCCGCTGGAGCTGCCGCAGCTGCCCCCGTGACCTCGGTGAACGGGCTCACCGGCGCGGTGACGCTGGACGCGGAGGACGTGGGCGCGATGCCGGAGCCGTTTGGGACACCGCAGCATGACGACATAATCGCTTATGACGGCGTACACAACCGTTGGGCGGTAACAAGTCTTAGTGTTTGGACAGGGGGGAGCTACTGATATGAGCATTGACATTGTAGATGCTGCCCAGCTTGACAGCGATCTCAGCGATATCGCAGATGCCATTCGGGCAAAGACGGGCGGGAGCGCGGCTCTGGCGTTCCCTGCGGATTTTGTAAGCGAGATCGAGAGCATCAGCGGGGGCGGGGGATATACAGCAGACGAGATTGCAAGCCGCTCTATTTCAGGAAACTTTGAAACATCACAAAGTATAGGTGCTTACGCCCTATACCAGAACGCGGGAATAACAGCTCTGAGTATCAGCGGAAACACAAAGCGAACAATTTCCGAACGAGCTTGTAACGGGTGCACGGGCTTGACGAAAGTATCAGGGCCTGTCGGTGTTGTGGGACAATACGCCTTTGCGGGGTGTACAAGCCTTTCGTCTTTTGATGGGGCCGAACTGTACGAGCTGTCTAATTACGCTTTTCAAAACTGCTCTTCGCTTGTCGAGTTTGTAATACGCGGAAACAGCGGATCGTCGTCTAATGGCTATGGCTTCGCTAATAGATCCTATGTATTTTCTGGATGTACACATCTAACTACCATAGATGTCAAATATCAATATGCAAAAGGGTTGGTTGCGTCGTTCCCAGCAAATGGGTTCAATGGGGCAAGCGCCCTTGAGGCCCTGATTCTAAGGGCAAATACAGTAAACACATTGGCCGCTGTAAGTTGTTTTAATGGAACTCCATTCGCCTCTTCCGGTTCCGGTGGCACGCTCTACGTTCCAGAGGACCTCGTTTTTCTTTACCAGAATGCCACCAACTGGAGCACCATTCTGGGATATGCAAATAACTCGATAATGACCATCGAGGGAAGCATCTACGAGACGCAATACGCAGACGGCACGCCGATCACATAAGGAGGGCAGCATGGCGATTATACAAAAGCAATTTGATGTAAACGGGCGCGACTTCATCCGTACCTACAGCGATTCCGGGCGCTATGTCGTCCGCGACGGCGTGGAGTACAGCGAGGCTTGCGACCCGGCAGAGCTCGGACGCACCTACACCGAGGGGGAGCTGATGCCCGTGGACGAGTCCGCACTGGCCGACAAGGCCGAGGCATACGACATTCTGATGGGGGTGAGCGAATGACACCGCAGGAGAGAGCGCGAGCGCTGAGACCGCTGATCGAGAAGGCCGCCGCGTCCCTCAATGACGGCGATGCTCTGGACGGGATCGAGCTTTTCCCTGTGTGGGCGGTGGGCGTGGAGTATGCCGAAGGAAAACGGCTGAGATACACCGACAAACTGTACAAGGTAAAGCAAGCGCATACCTCACAGGCAGATTGGACTCCCGATATTGCTACTTCCCTTTACGAAGTGGTCGAGGAGGCGGGGAAGGGTGACACTCCCGATAATCCGATTCCGTACAGTGGCAACATGACGCTCTATAACGGCAAGTATTACGAGCAGTACGGCGTTGTGTATCGGTGCATTCGTGATTCGGGTATCGCACTGCACAATGACCTCAAAGACCTCGTAAACAGCTACGTTGAGGTTGTATCTTAAAGGACACTTTAACTCACTACCGGGCGGCTCTATGCCGCCCAAAGGAGAACTTTATGATTGTAGCTATTCCGACAGAAATAATTCCGATCTGGTTCATTGAGCGATGGAAAAAGGAAAACGCCGAGCCTGGGTCAGCGCTGGATGTATACCTCACGCAGATGATTAAGGATTGGAAACTGGAAGATATTCGGCAGGAGGTACATAAATGACGCAGGTGGACAAGCTCCTCTCCATCGCCCGTGCCGAGATTGGCGTGACGGAGCAGCCCAAGGGCAGCAACAACGTGCCGTACAACACCGCCTATTATGGGCGGGTCATCAGCGATCCCAAGTATGCGTGGTGCATGGTGTTTGTCTGGTGGTGCTTTAAGGAGGCGGGGCTGAGCGCCTTGTTCTATGACGGCGGAAAGACGGCCTCCTGCACCACGCTGATGAAGTGGGCCAAGAATAGCGGCCTGTTCGTCACGGGCGACTATCAGGCCGGAGACGTGTTCTTCTACGACACCGACGCCAATCCCTCCGATGCGGAGCATACCGGGATCTACACCGGGGAGCGGAGCGGGACGCTGCATCGGGTGATCGAGGGCAATTACAATAACGCCGTCTGCCTCGTCAACCGCAAGCCCGCCTCCATCATAGGGGCGTTCCGGGCGAAGTGGTCGGACAGCGGCGAGTCGAAGCCCGCAGAGCCGACCGTCACCGTGTCGCTGCCGGAGCTCTCCAAGGGAGACACTGGAGAGGCGGTGCGGGCAATGCAGATCCTGCTCATCGGGCGGGGCTACTCCTGCGGGCGATACGCCGCAGACGGGGAGTTCGGGGACGACACCCAGCTGGCCCTGCTGCGGTATCAGACGAAGCACAAGCTGGACGCCGACGGCATCTGCGGCGTAAAGACGTGGACAAATTTACTTAAGGGGGATTAACCGAATGAGTGCACCTGACAAGGCAACTGAAATTAAAGGCTTTATAACCGCAATCCTGGCGCTGTTCACTGGCCTCTGGGGTTGGGTAGGCTGGGCGGTGGTTGTGATGATTGTCGCCATGCTGCTGGATTACATCACAGGCTCCTGGGCGGCGAGAGCAAACGGGGAGTGGAGTAGCACAATCGCCCGGCAGGGGCTCTGGCACAAGCTGGGGGAGATCGTAGCGCTCCTGGTGGCTGCGCTCTGCGATATTGCGATTAAAGTGATCCTCAGCAGCACAGCCGGCGCGTTGCTGGCCGGTTTCGAGTACCGCAATTATTTCACGCTCATCGTCGCGATCTGGTATATTTTCACAGAGGCCGGCAGCATAATCGAAAACGCGGCGAGGCTTGGTGCCCCGGTGCCTAAGTGGCTATCTAAGGGCATCGCGGCGCTGCAAAATCGCACCGACGGTGCGGGATCCGAGGGCAGCAACGCAGAAACCCGATAGTTTGACGATAGCACAACATAATCGAGATATGCCGCCTTGTAGGCCGCTTTTGAGATGAATGGGGTTCAAGAGGCCGCTGGTTCGACTCCAGTCACTCGGACCAAAAACCGCTGATTTCGAAAGAAATCAGCGGTTTTTCTATACTTTTTGCAGGGCTTTAAAAATGTCAAACCCCTCAAAAATCCCAAAGACTTTTTTTGAATTTAACAGATAGTTTAACAGATAGTTTAACGCATAGTTCGACATCGCAACTGCCAGCAGCTAAATGGCGTCTGTGATCCGTTCCAGATCTGCGTAGCTGACATCCTGATAATGGCGCAGCATACTGTCGCTGGTGTGCCCGATCAGGGCAAGCTTATCCTTGTCGGCGCCCGGGACCCGCTTCATGAGTGTTGCGAAGGTGTGACGGCAGGAATGGGGTGTTAAGCGATGTCGGCCATCTACACCCACGGGATTTTCAATCCCCAGCGCGTCCAGGGCGGCGTAGAATCGCTCTCGATATTCCCGGATACCCATGATGCCCCCCGTCTCT